TTGTGCCACCATTTCTTGACATACTGACTAGCAAGGGCATTAAGTTTGATTACAATGTATCTAAACATACCATAAAAACTATATATGGTAACATAAAGATATTTCAGATGGTAAAACCACAATCTATAGTAGGGGTATCTCTTTCATATTGTGGGTTTGATGAGTTTGACATATCAACACACAGATATTGTGAAGTGGCATTTAACAAAGCACTTGGTAGAATGAGAGATTGCGAAAACCCTGAAATATACATATGCACAACACCTGAAGGTATGAAATACACATACACACTTATGGTAGAAAAAGCAGATGATAATAAATTTTTAGTTAGGGGAAAAACTCAAGATAATGTATATTTACCAAAGTCTTATTTAAAACTTTTAGAAAAAAACTATGATAAAAGATTGCTCAAAGCATACAGAGATGGTGAGTTTGTCAACTTGCAACAAGGGCAAACATACTATCAGTTCAACAGAGATACCAATGTGGCAGATGTCCAATACGACAGAGGGAAGCCTGTTAGATTTGGCATTGATTTCAACTGTGATCCTGAATGTGCAATCTTATTTCAGCTTTACGAACAACAACCCCAAATAAGAGTGTTTGATTGTATTGCCCTAACACATAGTGGTAGTGGTGATTTGCTCACAGAAAGAATGGTTAGCACAATTAAACAGAAATACCCAAATAGTGAATATGTAGCATATCCTGATGCAACAGGAATAAGGAGAGGAAGTTCATCTATGTTTAGTGATATAGACATTATCAGAAAAGGTGGGATCAAGGTAAAAGCCTTGAAGTCGAATCCTCCTGTAATTGATAGAGTGAATGCAGTCAACAAGGCATTAGATGGAAACCTCATAATAGACACAAAATGCAAAGCACTTATACAAGATCTCGAGAAAGTTGTTAACAAACAAGGTACTAGAGAGATTGATAAGAGCAATAAAGAACTTACACATATGTCTGATGCTTTAGGATATGCTGTTCATTGGGAAAAACCAATACTGAAACAAACATTGGGGAGTATAAATAGATTATGATAAGAAGTGCAAGAGAGTTAGTATTAAATGCAAAATATGATGCAAGTCAACAAAGAAAAGACAGGTGGAAAGAAGCAAGACTTGATGCTATGGAATATTATCAGGGCAGGACATTACCTTATACAATGGATTATTTTGATTCAGGTTTATTTGAGAAAGTTCCTTCAGCAAATATTAATGTAACTAAAAGAATTATTGACAGAGTGTCTTTAGTATACATGAAACCACCCAAAAGAATCTATACCAAAGAAGAAACCCCTTTGCTGTTTCATCATAAAGACATGAAGCTACAAAGAGCAGAAAGAATGACAAACTTACTAGATGCAATTCTAATAAAACCTTGCACAAGAATGAATGACAAAGGTGAGATGCACATAGAGTATGATATAATACATGATTATGAGCCTATATTTGGAGATGATCCATTGAAGCCTGAAGCATTTGTATATCCAATAGCTACAAGAGATTCAGTATTAGATGACACACCTGAACTTCATGTTTATTGGGATAAAGACAATACATATACATTTGATAACAATGGAAAAATATATACAGATGAAATGAATCCTGAAATGATAAATCCTTATGGTGTACTACCATTTGTAGAGTGTTTTAGAGATGGTAAGCCTGAATCAAGCTATTTAGATACAGATGCTAGTAGTGATTTAATACAAACTAACTTATTAATAAATGTAGCAGAAACAAATAAGAATGCAAATATTATGTTTCAATCATTTGGATATATTTATGTAAATGGAAGCATGATAGAGAAAGATGATATTGAGGTAGGTGCAGATAAAATAACTTTTCTTGGTCAAGATGGAACTATGAATCTTGTAACACCACCTAATACAGTTGAATCAATAACAAGTGCAGTAACTACTGCATACAAAATGTTAGCACAGAACTATCATATAGACATTAACTTTGTTGAGGGAACAACAGCACAATCAGGAGTAGCACTTAAATTAAGAAACCAAGAACTGCAAGATGATAGAATATCTGATGTCATTAAATGGCATAGTATTGAAAAAGAAATATTTAAATTAGAAAAGCTATTGATTGCAGTTGATATGGGGCAAGATGCAGGTGACCTAGAGCAAGTTGACTTTCAAGAAAGCACAGAAATACTATCAGAAAAAGAACAAAGAGAAAGATGGACATGGGAACTATCAACAGGTTTGATTGACAGAGCAGATATACTGATGCAGCAAGATCCTGACAGGTTTCCTGATAGAGATAGTGCAGAAGATTATTTATTTGAAAGAAGTGGTGCAGATATTGCAGAAGAAGATGAACAACCTGAACAAACACCACAAAATACATTGTTAGAACAATTAACTAAACCTGTATAATGGCAAGAAGAAAAAGAAGAACTAAATCTACTGTAAACAAAGCAGGTAACTACACAAAGCCTACTATGAGAAAAAGATTATTTAATAAAATAAAAGCAGGCTCAAAGGGTGGTAGAGCAGGGCAATGGAGTGCAAGAAAAGCACAAATGCTTGCTAGACAATACAAAGCAAAGGGTGGTGGGTACAGATAATGGCTATGAAAAAATCACAAAGGTCACTTTCTAATTGGTCAAAACAAAAATGGGATTATGTAAGCAAAGGTCAAGCAAAAAAACCAAGAAGTAAAAGAGGTAGATACTTACCTGAATCTGTAAGAAAGAGTTTGACACCTAGTCAGAAAGCATATGAAAACAGAAAGAAAAGAGCAGCTAGCAAAAAAGGAAAGCAAAGAGCAAAGTACTCTAAAAGCACTAGAAGAAAAGTTGGTAGACTATAATGGCAGAATATCAAGGTAGAACAGTATCGCTAAACAAACCATCAAGAATTTCACAAGGTGAAGCAGGCTATGGAAGAAAGAAGTTTAAAGTATTTGTGCAAGATGGTGACAAAGTTAAAAAGGTAATGTTTGGAGATCCTAATTTATCCATAAAAAGATACTCTGATGAAAGAAGAAGAAGTTTTAGAGCAAGACACAAGTGTGACACCAATCCTCCAAAAGACAAAACAAAGGCAAGATATTGGTCATGCAGGTTTTGGGAATCAAGAAGAACAGTATCTAGTTTGTTAAGTGGGAGTTGATGGCTTAATGTCAGACCAACTCTTTATAGAAGAAAATTCAACACTCATAACAGAGATATTACTACAAGTACAAGAAGAAACTGTAGATAACTTATTTGCACTAAAAGGTCAACAAACAGCAGAGGAGTTTGCACAGTTTATACAAGGTTTAGATGTTAAGCAAATTATAAGAGCGAAGGCATCTAATGCTATTAATATCTATGACCAAAGTCATGGCACAATGCTACAAACCATACAAGGTTTTGCAGTACTATCTGAAGAAACACTAGTTACACTTAAAAACTACAGCACAGAAACTTTATTGAATCAGCTAGACAATATGGGTGCTATTATAAAAAAAGAGGTTGTAAATGGTATTATAGCAGGCAATCCAACATCTACAGTATTAGAAGCAGTAAGAGGTCAAGGAGCATTAAGCAGAAGACAGTTGCAAACAGTTATAGATACAGCAATGAATGAATACAGCAGAAGTGTGACAAAGATAATGATTGATAAAATGCCTGCTGATGTAGAGTATCAATACATTGGTGCATTAGATGAGAAAACTAGACCAAAGTGCCTAGAGATGATGGCAGCAGGAAACCTAACAAGAAAAGAAATAGAAAGAAGATTTGGTAGTGAGGTATTTATTAATGGTGGTGGTTATAACTGTAGACATAAATGGGAGATAGCTTTGCAAGATAAGTTTGGGCATGATCCTGATGGTGCAAAGAAGATTATAGATGAGAGCAAGAACTAATGGCAGAGAAAGGAAAAAGATTTAAGATACCTACACCACTATTTGATAGAAAAGCATTTGAATTGTTTGAAGGTGTTGCAGTAAATGAATACAGAAAAATTACATTTGATAAGTCTAACCCAAGAATGGCAGATGATAGACCTTTCCCAAAATATTCAAAAGCATATGAGAAAAGAAAGAAAGCAGGCAAACTTCGCAGGCAAAACTCAAGCTATGCTAATTCAACAGCACCATATGTAGTAGGTGACCTAGCTAATGATACTAAATCTAGTTTTAGTGTAAAAAAAGATTCTATCTTTATAAATTGGTCATCACATGGTTTCAAACTAGAACATTTAAGAAAGAATGGTAGGATCTTAACAAGTAGAGAACACCCTATCAATCCAAAAGTTATAAAAAAGCTAATGCCTAGCTTTAACAAAGAACTTAAAAGAATAATGCCAAAGGGCAAACACACTATAACAGTTGGTAAGAAAAAATAAATATTTGTTGTAATTGTTTTTTATTTATATTATAAAGATAGTTTTATAACTAATACTCACAAAAGAGGTAAAATGTCAGAAGAAAACACAACTCAAACTGAAGCAAATCAGGAACAACAACCTAGCACAGAAGCTAGTAAAAACAATGTATCAGATGGTATCCCAAAGTCTAGATTTGATGAAGTTAATAATCAGAAAAATGACTATAAAACTCAAGTATCAGAATTACAGGCTCAATTAGATAAGTATAAGTCAGACCAAGAAGCTGCTCGAAAAGCACAATTAGAAAAGCAAGGAGAGTATAAGACACTTCTTGATGAAGCTAATGCTAAACTTGAAAAATCACAAGCAGATGTCAAGGCTTGGAGTGATTACAAAACAAGTAAGAGGGAATCTCTCATGGAGCAATTAACTGATGATTCTGACAAATCTATTGCAGAGGGTTTATCACTTGACAAATTGGAGTTGTATGTTGGTAAAGTTAACAAGGGAAATAGTTTACCTACTAACAATGCAAGAGCAAAAAGTCAAGTACCACAAGGAGAGTTTGGTGGCTATGATTCTATTGTAGAATTTGCTTCAAAAGATCCAAAAGGTGCAGAAAAATATTTAGCTGAAAATGTGCAAGGTTATAAATGGGGTAAATAATTTCTCTTATAAATAAATTTTAGGAGAAAAAAATGGCACAAAATAATGTCGTAAGTGATGTTGGTGTAAGTGCAGGTGGATTAGGAGTAGCTATTGCAGCAGCAATAGTGCAACTTAATAAAGCAGCTGTCACACCACAATGTATAACAATGCAACCTGCACCAGCAGGTACAAATGTAGTAAAGTTTCCATTATACACAAAACATGATGTAACAGATGCTGATCATGGTGTAAAGAATATGGCTTCAGGAGCAGAAAAAACTGATGCTAACTTAACAAATATTGAAACTACTGCTGTTAGTTTAGAAGTCTTGAGAAATGCTATCAGAGCAGAAATCACAGATTTAGCAGCACATGGTAATGCAGATGCTCTAATGGTAAATGCAGGAACTCAATTAGGAAATGATATTGCAAAAGAGTTTGACCTAAATGTATGTGCTTTATTTGATGGTTTTGCTACAAGTAAAGGTACATCAACTGAAGGTTTGAGATTCATTGATATAATGGACGCGTTAGCTTCTTTAGAAGCAAATGATGCTCCAAGACCTTATCATGCAGTACTACACCCACAACAAATGTATGGATCATTTGGTTTAGCAAATGAATTTGGTGCAAGTGCAGTTAATGGAAGCAATGCAGCTTTTAATGGTATTGGACA